GGAAAAAACTTCATTTTTACCAGAACGTCTTCCAAACGTCGGTGGACGTTCGCAAGGATTCTCGGGTTTAACACCAAGAGGCGAACACGAAAAAACTAAAAGAACAACAAATCGTTCTGAAACTGGACTTAGAACTGATACTCTTTCTACGGCCGCACCAAAGAGAGTCGTTTCCGCTTTAACACGTGCAGCAGAACCAACACGTAACAAGAAGGATGGTAATATAGAAGCGTATCAGTACGCAAATATGCCATCACCAAATATCAATAAATATTCACACGGGTACTTAAATTCTCCATCTTCAAAGATAGGTGAAAGTCGAGTTTACGGCGATGCTTATGCAGTCGAGGAACTTAATAAGTTTGGATTGAGACCAACAGACAGAAGAGGTAAAGCTGGTCGAATGGCGGGTGCTGGTCGAATGAATGTTCGTGCCGACCCACTAAACCAGGGTGGTATGTTAACAGGTGTTCGTTCAGACACGTCCCGTATCGATGGTCGAGTAAATTCTGCAAACGGTGCTTGGACACAAAATTATAGACATAACGATTATCACCAATTTAATTCATACAAAGGTAACGAAAATCCAAATTCGTCTCAAAGTGGTTTAGATATAGCTAAAAACCAACTTTCTAGAAACCCATTGGCACATAGTTTTTCTTAAATGTATAATAAAATAAGTAAATCACTCATTAAAATAATGCTCCTATATTTTAATGAGGGTACATACCTTAGACATAGATAGTGGAGAAAGAGATCCCGTTTCTTATTCAAATCCTGCAGACTATGTTGTTAAATTAAAAACACCTGTTTATGAAGTCACAAAAATTTCATTAATATCAGCACGTATTCATAACAGTCAGTTTCTCATACATTCTCGAAATAATCAAATGGAAGTGTTAACAAATGGGGGGAGTACTGAGACTGTAACTATACCCGTTGGAAACTATAGCGGTCAAGAACTTGCTGACGCTGTAAAACTGAATTGTACAGTTATAACTGGTGCTACTTTTAATAAAACCACAAATGCAATAACGTTTACATGTAACTCGGGTGATTTTACATTCAAATTCTATTCGGGTATAAATGGATATAATACAAACGTTACAGGGTATACTACACCACACGATATACTTGGTTTACCAGCATCTGATATTTCATCGAGTAGTTCTTCATTAACGACTGGTAGTATTAATTTACAGGGTGCAGACGCAATAATTGTAAAATTGAGTAGTGGGTCCGATGAATTTAATAAGACTGTATTTTCAGATACACCTTTTTATACTGGACGGATACTCATGTGTGGAGACGTAATTAACTATTCTGGTGTAGACGATGCTGTCGAACATAATTTTGATAGTGGGGCACAAAAAACAATATCAAGTTTACGTGTTCAATTTTATTATAGTAGTAATAATCGTCTCATACCGTACGATTTTAGAAATGCGAATCATATACTAAAATTAGCAGTAACATGTTCTACAGATAAAATGGAAAATATACCTAGATCTAAACGAGGGGAGAGTTTACCTACACCTATGGAAATCCCCTATGAATTTAGAGAGGATGTACATAACTGGGATGCTTTTATACCTATATTTATGGTAGTCGCGGCAGGTTTATTTTTACTTTTAATTATAAAGAAACCAAAACGACCTGAACTTACTTAGTAACAGCGAACACTGGTTGCGCTGGCTTGTTAACCTTGGAGGACACTCTGGAAGTGACCATAAAGACAAAGATGGACAAGAGAGTGGTGAACAACGCGGTAAGCGTGTAGTTCATACCACCGTTCTTGTTGACTTTGATAACTTGGTTAACCAACCACCTAACCAAGTCAACCCAAGACAAGGCGGCGGCGAAGGAAAACCCAGCGACGATAGCGTTGAGAGATTGCGACTCGAGTTCCGAGGCGACGAGCGTGATAGTTTCTTTGGCGGCAGACATTTTTTATACTATAAATGTAGATTTTATTCTGGGAGGAAATTTTCGTCGAATAAAATTTTCTTATATTTTTTCGTATTTTTAAAGTACCCTTTCATATTTTTAATAGGTTTTTCATTAGAATAAGAATACCCTGAGGATTCAGATTCGGTTTCAGACTCATTCTCGGTTTCAGTTTCAGTTTCTGAATCAGAGTCAGAGTCTTTATCCGAACTATCATCACAATTTGATATTTTAAAATATCTAACATCCTTATCCCAACCTTCTAAATTAGATGTCTCCATTACTATCTATAGCATTTTTTAACATATGTTCTGTTGGGTTTTTCGGCACCCACGTATCCCAATTATCGTAGGCAATGTTCATTTTAACGAATTTGTATTCTCTACCAGAATACCTTTCGAATTCAATATCTTCCTCGTCAACTACATCTAATTCTTCTTCTTCGCTATCCGATTCATCGTAAATTTCTGGGAAATATGTTCCCGTTTTTTTACCAACTTCATTCATGGCACAATATTTCATAGCGTATTCCATATCTTTACCGAGTATAGTATCACGACCACATGCTTTTGCGTATTCGGCCGCAAAAACTATGGCCTGTTCCATTACGGGTTGTATAACATCTATAGCTGTTTGTTGAAACTGTTCAACGAGTTGTGTTGTAGCATCATTTTCCAATTGATTCATTGTATTAAAATAACGTTTGAGCAATACCGTTCTCCACTCGGAGTATATTATAACTATGCGCCAAAACTCTAAGTTCTCTATCTGCGGAATTATGGTGATTAGTTTTTAAAGTTATGTTTTGGTCTTTAACCATACTGAAATTTTTCTGTCCTGTCGGATACCATCGTTCAGGTTCGAGCGCAAAACTATAAGAATAATACCTCCTAAAAAGTTGTGTCCTTGAATGGTGTATACCACTTTGTACAGCGCGTAAATTTATAACATCACCCGTTTCTTCATTTAAAATTTCTGAATCATCTAGAGACATTTTTAATGATTTGAGGTGTTCGTAGTTAACGTATGTATTATCATCAGCATTAGTTAAGTAAAATGTATCATAATCAAATGCACTATAAAACTTTTGGTTAACTACCCCTGTATTTTTTGTCTGTATAATAAAAAATAATTCTTTAACGGGATTTATAAAATTTAATCTATACTTATCCAATTTAGACGAAGTTTCTATTATAAATTTATTTTCTTGTATTTGTGATATTACATAATCAGTTTGATTTTCTTTAATTTTTTTCTTTTCAACATCGGTCAGTGATACCATTTCTGTCGTAACTTTAAAACTTTTTATCAGTTTACTCGGTGATAGTCCCGTATATACGGGTTGATCAATACCATCTATTTCACTTAAACAGTTTATACAATCTTCTACCTTGCTTAGTTTAATAACAATTTCTATTTCTTGTTTATCTATTGCACAAATAGGAATAGCGAGTTCGGGGTTATTGTGGAAATAAAATGGTATATCTATAAAGTAATCAGATTTAGTCGTAGCGAATCCCAAGTAATGTAAGATCTCTTCACTCGCCACTTGTTGTCCAGAAAGTTCTAAAGGTGGTTTACCTATAAGTTTAGATAAACATTTTTGTTTTGTTTGTGTTACATAATTATCAGAATAAATAGCTAAAAAATCACGTGGAATTCTCTGTATTAGCTGACCACCTATATAAAGTTCTATATATTCAATCATTGCATGTCCTATACTTTCATTATAACCTATACCCTTTCCATTTGATGCGTCAACCTGACTTTTTAGACTTTGATCAATTGCATCCAAACTTACTTTAAAACTTACTGTTTTTAAAAGGTCACCTTGATCTTGGGGTATGGTACACCTTATAATATTATCAAATTCAATCTCACCTTCAACGTCTAAATCAACAAAGAACGGTGCAAAATTAGAATGTTTTTGAAAATTTTTTATGAAATAGGTATATTCTGGATCATCCGTGAAAAAAGCGTCCTGTGGACCAGATGTTTCTAATTGAACACGACCAGCCATTACTAGTATAACTGACTAAAATTTTAAACCTCCGAGACCGCTTTCGACGTGCAAAACATTATAGTTAACTGCATACACGTAAACTTTGTGTCCAAAAATTGAATCTGGACTGTCGAGTTCTATTTCTATTAAATTGTGTGCAATTCTACTCATATTAACTTGTCCTGTCGGATAGTATGTTTCTGGATTTATTGAAAAACTATACACACCGAAGTTATTTTCTGTAGTCCCTGTGTAATATTTTAGAGGTTGTTCATAGCTTAGCATTAAATTATCGGCGTCTATTATCGTATTATTATTAAATTTCATTGTAACATTTTTAATCGGGTTATATTTAAATACATCATCGCTTATAGCCAAAAAAAACATTTCTTTTACGGGGTTTTTAAAGTTAAGCATACCAGACTTTTTCGTTTCTCCGGGTTTCATTTTGAACTGGGACAGTTGAATTTGTGTTATAACATATTCGATTGGGCGTGATAATAAGAAATTTTTTTCATTTTCGGTTATATAAAAGAAATCCGTTATTAATGAAACTTTTTTGATTGAAGATGATACATCTGAAGGTGGATCTTCTATAGCACCAGATGAAGTAGTGTACGTTACAGTTATATCTTCCAGCTTTCTAAACTTTATTTCAACCTCGACGAGTTGTTTTGTTATAGCACACGAAGGTAAAGCTAAACTCGGGTGTCTAAAAAAAT